AAGCGCCAGCGCGGGCTGTCTGACGAAGCGATGGACCGGGTGATGAGCCGGATGCGGGAAAAGAACAATCCCGACGTTGAGGCTGCCGCCGCATGGGTTGTTGAGAGCGCACCGAAGCCGCCACCTGCCACTGGCTACGATTACCTGCCCAGCACGGTTGATCCCTACGGCACCGCGTCGGGAGATAAAGCCTGGGAAGGTCTGCACAAAGACCCGCAGCAGTGGATGACCGCTGAACTGCGGGCCATCGTTCGCGATCCTGAATTTGCCCGGATGGGCGGCGGCTAGGAGCACCCAGGTAAATGTCAGGTTCGATTACCCAGTTCACCGGCCCGAATAGCGGCGGTATTGTCCCCGGCGGCCTTACCGGGCAGCAATTGTCTTACATCACAAGACGGGCTATAATACCAACCGTTTTTGTGCAAGTATATCAAGCGCACCCTTTGTTGTCTTTACTGATGGCCAATACTCAGGCCGCAATGGGTGGTGTCGGCCAGATAACGTTTCCGGTGCAGGGGTCCAGCTTCGTATCGTTCCAGTGGGGCGGCTTCGGCGGCGACTTCCAGATCCCGCAGGACCAGGTTGCGCTCAACAATGCGCAGTTCAACCTCAAGGCCGGCATGGTGCCGATCGGGTTCTTCGGCTTTGAAAGCATCATTCAGTCCTCTGAAGTTGTGATTCCAAAGCTGCGCGCGGTCACATCGGACGCGGCCGTGGTGATGAAGCAGTCTCTGGCCACATCGCTCTACAGCTACACGCAGAACCCGCTGGCATTGGACTCATTGGTTGGCGCTTACGATAACGGCACCAATACGGCCACCTACGGCGGCATTCCGCGGACGAACGGCTACTGGCAGGGCCAGTACTATCCGAATTCCGCAACCATCTGTAACCGGCTTGGCATCGCCCAGGCGCTGGTCAAGGTGCAGACCGGCGCGGGTGGCGAAAGTCCCGACTTCATCATCATGAACCCGGTGAACTGGGCCACTTTGATGGCCGACTTCATGGGTGCTGAGGTGTTCAACACTGACCCGCGCAGCCGTTACGGACGTGGGGATGTCGTCAACGCCGGTTTTCGCGCGATCCGCGTTCTGGATGTGCCGGTGTTTTCGGACCCGTTCTGTCCGGTTGGCGAAATGTACATGATCAATAGCCGTTACCTGGCTCTTTTCATGCATCCCCAACTTCAGACCTATTTCACGGGCTTCGAAAGTCTCGTTCCGCAAGGGCAACTAGCTAGCATTGGTGTCATCGTTACTGCGCTGAATATGTGCTGCATGAAGCCGTCGTCTGGCGCGCATTTCACCGGCCTGCAGTCGCCCGCCTGGTCCGGCGGCCCGCCCCCGCCCCCCGCTGTTGCCTCTCAGACCGGCTATGCCGGCGTGCCGCTGAACTAAGGATCATCAGAAATGCCAAATCGTTTCGGCGGCGTCGGTATCAGCCTTCCGCTCAACCAGCTTGGGGCGCCCCAGTTCGGCCTGCAGCCCGGCGAAGTGTTCATCATCCCGTCCGGCTACTTCAACGTCTCACTTGGTCCGGCGCTTTCGGTGCAGGTGCTCAACCCCGTCACGAACACATGGCTGCCGATCGGCGGGCAGCAGGCCGGCAACGGTCAGTTTATCCAGATCGACAGCGATGGCAACAACTACCGAGTCGCAAACCAAACTGGCTGCGTCATTGGCGCGGTCGTCACAAACGCAGGCACCGGCTACACCTCTGCGCCGACCGTCGTTGCATCGGCTGGCAGTTCCACATGGTCAGCGATCGTTGGTGGGGCAGTCAGCACCACAGTAACCATCCCGACTGGTGGATCAAATTACGTTTATCCGCCAATGGTCATCTTTCAGTCGCCGCCGACCGGCGGCATCCCGGCAACGGGATATGCGACCATTACCGCGGGCGCTGTCACCGGCGTGACGATCACCAACCAGGGCGCTGGTTACACGATCGCACCGTACGTCACCCTGCTCAACGACCCCCGCGACACCACTGGGTCGGGCGGCACCGCCACGGCGACGTTGACCGGATCGCAGACCGTGACCGGGTTGCTTTGCACCAACCACGGAACCGCGCTGGCTTCATCGCCGACGCTGACGTTCAGTGGTGGCGGTGGCTCTGCTGCGGCGGCAACAGTACTGATGGACCAGTCCGTCACGTCCGTTGCCTATACCGCTGGATCTGGATACACAGACGGCAGCAAGCAGGTTACGACGACCGGCACCGGGCTGACCAGCCTCACGCCGATTTACACCAATCCGGCGACCCAGCAGGGTCTTTTGCGGCCGGTGCCGGCGTTTATTGTTCCTGGTGGTTCGACAACTTTTTCGGCAACCGGCAACGTCATCGTCAACCCCGGCCATTTCTACAGCGCGACCGGCATCCAGACTGTTGTGACGGGTGCGGCGGGTTCGGGTGCGGCTGCGACGTTGACGTTCGGCGGTTTCTTCGACTCATTTTGGATGACCCAGGGCTGATTTGACACCGTGCCAACCATGCGCCAGGATTCCTATGCGGCCCTGAAGGGGGCCGTGAACGGGGCTAGGCTTGGCGAGGCACGGCTTGTCTGGGCATGGCCAGGCCAGGCGGGGCTAGTCCGGGCAAGGCGTGGCAGGCTAAATGGGAGAGGTGCTTGAGTGCGCCTCTCTCAATATCTGGCTGAATTCCGTGACCTGATCAGAGACCCGCAGGGCATCTTCGTCCCTCAGGCGTCCGCAGTCCAATACATAAACGAAGCCCGATCAACGACCAGTTTGTTGACCGGTTGTTGCCGGCGCCTCATCCTTGGCCAGCCTGAGTTCGGCGGCCAGGCCGTCCCTGACACAGCAGTGCCTGGCGGCGCGCGTCCCAATTCCAACCCCAACAGCCAGTTCCAGACCGTTGCGGGGCAAGAAAGATACCCGTACATCGGATTTGCGAACGAATATTTGGCTGAGCAGTATCCAGGCCTGCGCGGGATCTGCGATGTCGTCGAAGTCACCGTATCCTGGGGCGGGGCGGTGAGGCCCAGCCTGGACTGGATGCCGTTTGAAGACTTTCAGACTTACTGCCGAAGTAATCAGGTTTTGGTGACGAATTATCCCATCGTCTGGACAGTCTATAATGACGGCGAAGCCGGCGAAGTCTGGATGTTCCCAGTACCGCAGAACGCCAATGAAATGGAATGGGATACGCTTTGCACCGCCGGCCCGATCTGGACTGACGCAGACTACGACGCCATTCCGGAACCGTTCCAAAACGGCATAAAATACTACGCAGCGATGCGTGCGTATGAGTCCCAGGGCCGCATGGGCATGGCGGACATCATGAAATCCCGCTTTGAGGCCAGCAACGAACTGCGACGGGGCGCAGTCGATCGCGGGAAAGTCCCGACGCGGTACGGCACCTGGTAGGCGATGTCCGGAACCTCATCCACCTCAGGCCCGCCGAAGCCGATCCAGGCATTTCAAGCGGCATCGACGGGCCTTGGCGATAAACCCACTCTGGCAGATGCCTGGCAGGTCAATGCCCGCAACCTTGCCCAGTGGCTTGTCGCGCAAAAGCAATCGGGCATTGAGCAGGGGCTGATTGATCCAAATACGGGCTGGCCGACGCAAAAGGCACTGATCGATGCCGCGCAGCAGTATGGCGGTGCTCTTATGGGCAGCACTGAAGGCCCGAAGGGCCTGCCGCGTGAGTTAATTCCGAAAGAGTTGTCACCGGCTGTAAAGCGCGCTTTTGCGCGCTTTACTTCGGATATTGTACCACCCGAAGCAACTGCCAGGCATGCGCGGTGGACTTCGCCGGAAGGCGTTGCTTATCAGACCGAATTGAGACGTAAACAGGATCTTTGGAACACTATCCGTACGCGGATGTATGCTTTGGCCACTCATAATGAGTCGATGAGTCAGGCCGGGCTGACTGATAGGCAGTTGGCCAGCATGCAGCGGCAGGCTCAGTGGCATCGTGATCGGTTAGACCAGGCAAGGCAGGCAGCGAAAGAAGGGGGCGTGGAGTATCCGGGCACCGGAATGCCACCGGACGAACGATTCCAGATCCCGTTTGGTCAATTTCCCGGCGATGAAAAATACGCACACCATAGCTTTCTCCCGGATGGATATCCGTTTCAAAAAGAGCGTCATGACTGGCATGACCCAAAGAACTGGGCGCCCGATTACGACAAAAAAGATAAGTAATGTCCGGCAGAAACGACAATATATCGAAGCTGAGCCAGGAAGAAGGTCAGCGATTCGGACTGCCGGGAACTATTCGTTTTTGGAACGCGCAGCCGTTCGGCAGCATGAACCAGGAAGACGCCCGGACCGCCATCGAAGACAGTGAGTTCTTCTGGCTGGAAAACCTGATGATCACGGGCAAGAGCAGCCTGCGCACCTTGTACGACAAGGGTGCCGCGCTCTACACCGCCCCGGCCGGCAAGACCATCGTGTATTTTTCCTGGTTCAACATCAACGCCAACAATGCGTGCGCGGTGTTCCTGTCGGACGGCACCGCGGTCTCCGTTTCGTTCCCCGGTGCCACTGTCACGCCCATTTCGACTGTCGCCGGCACGTTTTACAACGGGTCTCAGCTACCGACCTGCTGCCAGTCCGGCACCCAGTTTTTGCTGATCGCCAACAACATCGCAACGAACGATTACTGGATCTGGGATGGCACGTTGCTTTATGCGGCGGGCGGCCTGGGGCCTTACGTGATTGGCGACATCACCGCTGGCGGTTCCGGATACAGCAGCGTCCCGGACGTCACGGTCTACGGCGGTGCGGGCACAGGGGCAGCGGCCACGGCAACCATTGAGGACGGTGCGGTTGTCGCGTTGACCGTCACCAGCCCCGGCACCGGCTACAATCCCGGCGATGCCGTGTCGCTGTCCTTTACCGGCGGCGGCACCGACAGCGGGGCTCAGATCGAAGCGGTGCTGTCGACGTCCGGTGTGTCCGGTGCGGTGATCAACGACGGCGGATCGGGCTACACCAGCGCACCAAACGTGACATTCTCAGCCCCCGACAGCGGCGTCACGGCCGGTGGCATCGCCGCCGTGGTCAGCGGTGCCGTGGTTTCGATCACCGTCAACGTTCAGGGATCGGGCTACACATCCCCGCCGTCGATCAGTTTCGATGGCGGTGGCGGGTCGGGCGCGGCGGCCAGTGCCGTGCTCAACCTAAGCGGGATTGGCGCTATTGACGTTGTCTCATCTGGCCATGGATACACGACAGCACCTGCCGTGACGATCACCGGCGGCGGCGGGTCGGGTGCCACGGCGTTCGCATTGGCATCCAATGGCGTCGTGACCGGTGTGACTGTCAGCGCCCCAGGCACTGACTATGCCAGCACACCAACCGTGACCTTCTCAGGCGGCGGCGGGACCGGCGCTGCTGGCGTGGCTGTGCTGACAGTGGCCTCAGTGCTGGGTGTGGTCGTCATTGATGGTGGATCGGGCTATCTCAGCACCCCGGCAATCACCTTCGTTGGCGGCGGCGGGACAGGTGCTGCCGGCACGGCGGTGATTATCAACGGTTCGGTGTCCACCGTTACGATGACAAGCAACGGGAACGGCTACACGTCGCCCCCGGCTGTTGAGGTTTCCGGCGGATCGAACAACGCCGCTACGGCAACGATCAGCCTCATGCCTTTTGGTGTAAGCGGAACATCGATTGAGTCGTTTCAGTCCCGCGTGTGGATCAGCAGTCCCGCCGCCTTCGGCCCGATCTACAACGGCGGGGTGATCAACGTCTCAGCGCCGGAAAGCGTCACGGACTTCGCGACCGCCGATGGCGGCCTGCTTTACACCAGTTCCGACCGGTTCCTGCGCACGCAATATGTCGCGCTGCACCAGTCTAACGGCTTCCTGTACCCGCTGGCGGACTCATCCGTGGATGTGATCAGCAACGTGCAGACGTCCGGCACACCCGTGACGACCACATTCAATTATCAGAACACGCACGCACAGATTGGCGTGGCGTGGCGCGACACCGTGCAGGATTACGGCCAGTCCGTGCTGTTCGCCAACGCCAATGGCATCTGCGGGCTGTATGGCGGCAGTGTGCAGAAAGTGTCCAAGAAGATGGACAACCTGTTCAATGCCGCAGTGACCGTCGCCAATGGCGGGGTCACGCCGTCCGGGGCCGTCGCCAACATCTTCACCATCCCGGTCTATCTGCTGAACATCACGGTGTTCGATCCACTGGCCAAGGCCAACCGCACGGTGATGATCGCGTGGGATGAAAAGAACTGGTTCATTGTTTCGCAGACAAGTGCGCTGACGTTTGTGAACACGCAGGAAGTGAACTCAGTCATGACCGCCTGGGGCACGGACGGGTCAGCACTTTATCCGTTGCTGCAAACACCGTCGTCTGCGCTGGTATCCAAGCTTGCGACCAAAGCGGTTGGCGGGGACCGCGACTATATCATCAAAGAACCGTTGACCGTGTATTTCCGGGCCACGGACAAATCGACGGCGCAGGCCGGCATCACCATGACGGTGGCTGTCCAGGCGGACGGCATTGCCCAGCAGACGGGCCTGCTGGCGGAACACCTGTCGTACCAGGACTATCCGATCCCCGTGCAGCCGTCGTTTCTGGCGCCCAACTACACCCAACCGGTCTGGTCCGGCCGGGCCGCATCGACTGCCGGAACAACGTTCGCGCTGACGATCACCACGACTGCGCCAGATGCGGTCGTTTCTGCTATAGGTGTTGCGTTTACAGAGGTCGCGGCAATTTTTGGCTAATGACAGAAAATGGCTTTCGTTCTTTCTGCTGACGTTTCTGCTGATGAGCGGACGCGCGTGGGCTGACACGATCTGCCCGCAGGCCGGCAACACCATCGAAGCCCTTCCGGTCATCGTGACCGGCACAGTGTCAGGCCAGGGCTTTTACGATCCGACGACGGGCGGCTTGATTTTCCAGCCAGCCGGCCAGGGCAACCGCGCGCTGTATTTCATTGGCGTTCCAAAGACCCTGATCATCGGGCACCAGTATTTGCCGTGGGTGACGCTGAGTTCGTTCCAACAAGCAATCGTCCAGGATCAAAGCACCTGCCCGATCCTGCTTTCCAGTGGGATGCCGCTGGCGGCGGGGGGCGGCATGTTCCCAACCGTTTCGCCGATGGTCAAATCGCCCTGTTCTCTGATCAGCGACAACACCCAGATCGTGCTGCTGTCGCTGATGAACCCGCCTTACAGCGTGTATCTGGCGACGTATGACCGCAAGACCCAGTTCGTCAACATCAAGTGGGCCAGCGGCGACGCGGCTTTGTTCGTGGCTGTGCCGGCATCGGTGATCGGCTCATCGGGTGTGCTGCAATGGGCATCGCTGGCCAGCTATCAGCAGTCATTGATGCTGGAAAACAGCGCCTGTCCTTTGGTTCTGCAAGGATCGGCCGGATGAGGATCGCAGCCATTGTTCTGCTTGCAGTCGCACTTGCCGCCGGTCCTGCCGGGGCGGTGATCCTGCCGCTGCTGACCAACAACAGTTTTGTGTATGCCGGCTGGGTCTTCGGATCAAGCGCGTTCGGTTCGGGAAGGTTTTGAGAATGCGCTGGCTGGTCGTGGTCCTTGTCATGCTCTCACCGCTTGCCGCCCGTGCGCAATGTCCCTTGCCAATCACGTCCGGGCAGGTATGGACCGCGCCGACCTGGAATACCTGCATCAGTTATTTGGTGACGAATACGGGCAGCGGCGGTGGCGGTATCGCCGGATCGAATTTTAATGCGAGCTTCCCCACGGCCGGCCTGGCGATCGGCGCGCTAAATGGCGGCAACATGGTCGCGGTCGGCGCCGATGCGTTCCACGATCTGCTGGTCAATCTGGCAACTGCCTTGCCGGCCGGGTCCAACACGATCGGTGCGGTCAGCCAGTCGGGTGCTTGGGTCACGGGCATCACGGGCGTCCTGCCGTTGCCCAACGGGGCGTCGGTTTCGTCCTTGCAAGGCGGGATCTACAATTCTACCACGCAGACATTGACGAACGGTCAGCAGGCCGCGCTTCAGTTCGACGTCAACGGCAACCTTCGTGTCAACGTAGTCACAGGCGGCGGTGGCGGCGGTGGGGGTGGCGGCACGTCGTCGACCTTCGGTTCCAGCTTTCCGCTGTCCGGCACAGCGTTCGGCGCCGCGTTCGGCGGCAATATGGTTTCCGTCGCGGCGGACGCAAGCAACAACCTGAATGTCGATCTCAAAACGGCCATTCCGGCCGGATCGAATGTCATCGGCGGTGTCACCCAGTCCGGAACGTGGTCAATCACCCTGCCGCCCGGCGCGGCGACCGCGGCAAATCAGGCCATTGTTCAGGGTGCTGTCACAGGGGGTGCGGCGGGCACGGCGTCCTCACTCAGCGGCGGCGTCTACGCTTCGTCCGCCCCGACCCTTACCAGCGGCCAGCAGGCCGCACTGCAACTGGACGCGTCAGGCAATCTCAAAACCAACGTCATCGCCGGTCTGTCCACGCCGTTCGGTTCGACTTTCCCGGCTGGCGGCTTCCCCATGGGCGGGGCAAACGGCGGCAACCTTGTCTATATCGCCGCGGACGGGTCACACAATCTGCAGGTCAACTGCACCGTGGGGTGCTCAGGCGGTGCAACGTCTAACGCCTCATCGGGGGTCGCGACCAGCAGCACAAATGCCGCGTCCGTTGCCTACACCTATGCCTATAACGGAACCACATGGGATCAGTTGCAGGACGACGGCAGCAAGAACCTGAAAGTCAATCTGGCAACTGCCTTGCCGGCCGGGTCCAACACGATCGGCGGCGTGAACCAGGCCGGAACCTGGAATGTCACGAATATCAGCGGCACGGTGTCGCTGCCGACAGGTGCGGCAACGTCTGCAAACCAGACATCGCTTATCGGAACGGTGGCGGCGGGCACCGCAGCCAGCAACGCCCTGCTCACCGGGGCGGTCTACAATTCGACCCAGCCGTCGCCAACGACGGGCCAGCAGGCCGCACTGCAATCTGACAGCCACGGAAACCTGCGGACCAACACCGGATCTGTCACGCTTGTCGCACTCAGCGTGGCGACGGTGACGACAGGGGGAACGGCCGTCACCGCAGTCGCGTCCGGCGGGCGGACGGCGGGCGGGTTCATTCAGAATCCGGTCAGCGCAACGATCAACCTTTGCATAAACGAAATCGGAACCGCCAGCGGCACGACGTCGGCCGGCAGCACAACCTGCATTCAGCCAGGCCAGACCTACTATTTGGCGCCCAGCGCAAATGCGGTGTCGGTCATCACGTCGGATAACAGCCATCCGTTCTCAGGCGAAACATATCAGTAATGCGGATCATTCTTGCCCTGCTTGTTTTGCTGATCCCGGCTGTGGCGTCCGCACAGCGGCTTGGCCCGCAGAACTTTGGCACAACCGTTTACCAGGGGCCGGGCAACATCGTCACCGGTGCGCGCGGCTGGTGGGGCTTGCGTGGCTACAGTTCAAAAAGTGCTGGCAGTTCGCAGGCTGCGGCGCTGATCCTGCGCGCGTCGGACAGCACCACGACGACGATACACATCCTGCCCAGCGGCCAGTTTGACACAGCAACGGCGCTGACCTTTTGTTCCGGGACCACCTGTTCGGTGCAAACCCTGTATGACCAGAGCGGCAACGGGTTCGATCTGACGCAATCGACCGCGGCCAATCAGCCGCAGCTTCTGTTCAGTTGCCTTGGCTTTGCGCCGTGTCTTTATTTCGCCGGATCGGCTTCGCAGGTGCTGGTGAACACAGGCGTCACCAGCATCGCGCAACCGAATACGGTAGAAATGGTCGGCGAACGGACAGCGAATTTCACGTCCGAAATGGATGCGTTTTCTGCCCTGAGTTCCGGGTTTGTCGGCCAGGTCAACGGCTGGTGGGGCACGGCCAACTGGCTGTTCGTCTATGCCGGCACGAATTCAGTCTATTACGAACCGTTTGCCGACCAGGTTCTGCATGCCATGGTCTTCGTCAATAATGCTGCTTCCAGCATGGCCTATATTGATGGCACGTCGCAGTCTGCATCGCAGACGCCCGGCACCGACAGCACTTATACGACGCTGAGCATGGGCGGCAACGCCGCGCAGGCGACGCATTACATGACCGGTTACATGACTGAAATGGGCATCTGGGGACTGGGCATGAACTCAACCCAGGCGAATGCCCTTGTTGCTAACCAGCAGGCGAACTGGCGGTGATCATGCTTCCCACGAAATGGCTGTCACGCGCTTTCGTCTTGCTGGGGCTGCTGCCGCTTGCCGCCCAGGCGCAGCAAGTCACCGCCCTGCCGGCGGCGAACCTGCCGCTTTCCGGGGCCGAAGTGCTTTACATCGTCCAGGCCGGGGTATCGAAACAAACCCCGGTATCGACCGTCCAGGGTTCGGGCATCTTCACGAACCTGGTCACGTCGACGCTGTCCGCCACGACCAGCGCATCCCTGAACAATCTTGTCACGACGGGCAAGCTGATCACCCAGGCCTCAGGCACCAGCGGGGCCGGGTTCAACTTGCCGCAGGGTGTGGCGCCGTCCTCACCGGTGAATGGCGACATCTGGACAACGTCTGGCGGACTCTACGCCGAAATCGCCGGGTCAGTCGTCGGCCCGTTCGGCACCGGCGGGGGTGCGAACACAGCGTCCGCCAACAGCGTTGCGTATTACGCCACCACCGGCAATGTCGTCAGCGGGCTGGCAACAACCAATTCCGGCGTGCTGGTCACCAGCAATGCGGGCGTGCCGTCGATCACCAACACCCTGCCCATCAATCTGACAATCCCGTCGTTTTACGGAAGTCTGTTTAACTGGGCGAACACAGGCGTGCTTCCCGCCGTCACGTCCAGTAGTGCCGGGACCATCACATTTGTCACGAATTGTCTCAACGGCAGTCAAGGCGCGGGCACCGGCACGGGATGTATGTACATCGTCAACAACCTTGGTCAGTGGCAGCCGATGCCGCTGATCCCCACGACGCAGATCACCATCGGCGGCCAGGCCATCTATTTGGGCGGGTCAACAACCAACCAGGGGAACGGCACCAAGCTGCCCACCGCAAGCGGCACATTCGTCAACGGCGATTGTGTCCAGATCAACAGCGGCGGCGCGCTTGTGGACTCTGGCGCGGCTTGCGGATCGGGCGGGACGGGGTCCGGCACCGTCGTTTCGAACACCGCCAATTCCTTGACGTACTATGCGTCCACCGGCACCACGGTCACCGGCTTGGCGATCGTCAATAGCGCGGTGCTGGTCACGTCAGGGTCGGGCGTGCCGTCCGAATCCACAACATTGCCGTCCGGCCTGACGATCCCGACCGCGACGATCAGCAATCCGGCCATCACCGGCACTGGCACATATGTCGGACTGACCGGCAGCGGCAAGCTGGTCACCGCAGCGTCCACGACGACCCAGGCCGGTCTCAACCTTCCCGCCGGGGCCGCACCCACCAGCCCGGTGAATGGCGATCTGTGGACCACCACGGCGGGCCTGTTTGCCCGCATCAATGGTGGCACGCTGGGACCGTTCGGAACCTCATCGGGCACCGTGTCGTCCATCGCCACCACCAGCCCGATCAGCGGCGGCACGATCACCAGCACGGGCACGATCACCTGCCCGACCTGCGCGCTGACCACGAACGGCGGCTTGCTGACGGCGACGTCCCCGGCGGCGATCAGCGCGGCCGGCGTGATCACCTGCACCACCTGCATGACATCGGGCACGGGCGGCAATCTGAACGCGGGGTTGCCGCTCACAACCGTCAACAGCACTGTGCTGTGCAACACCTGCGCGACCGTGACAGGCGGCGGTGCCCTGAGCGTGAGCGCGCCGCTTGCTCTGGCAAACGGCGCCTTTTCGCTGGGCAGCCAGACCGGCGCCGCGGTGTTCAACTGGGACAGCGGCACCACCGTTTCTTCCAACACCTACTACGTGACGGGCAAGTGGCCCTGGGCCAGCGGCAGCATCGTCAGCGTGTCGTATTTGACCGGGGGAACCGGATCGCCGGCCTTCAACATCGCCGTCCAGGTGAACGGCACGAACGTAAGCACTTGCAACGGCATCACGGTCTCATCGGGCACGATCGCCACGACCAACTGCGGCACGAACAGCATCACCACCGGCCAGCCGGTGACCTTGGTGCTGTCAGCAGTCACCGGCTCGCCGTCGTCCAGCCTGGTGCAAATCAACTACAGCCGGGGCAACTGATGGTCCGCATTCTTGTGCTGCTGCTTCTGCTGATGACAGGCCCGGCTTTCGCCGCCGGCACTTTCACGGTGTCGGGCGGTCAGATCCTGACGCCAGGCGGGGCAAACTTTCAGCCGCGCGGCGTCGATATGTACGACAACATTGCAGAAATGGTCCTGGGATCAAGCGCGGCACCGCTGACCAATATTTTCCCCGGCAGCACCATTCTTTACGTTTACGCATTCAGTTACGCCAGCCCCAGCACCTATGCGGCTTTCGTCAACGCGGTGACGGCCGCCGGGATCGTGGTCGTCATTGGCAATGCACAGAACTTCTGGGCCGATGGGACCAGCGCGGGCAACTCAGGCGGCGGCTGCGGCAACATCTTCACCGGTTCGATCCTGACGACAGAGTCGAACTGGTATGCGTCGCTGGCGGCTTATTACAAGACCAACCCCTATGTGTGGTTCGCGACCGCGAACGAACCATCGTATGTGCAGGGCACCACGGGCGATGTCTGCGGGAACGGGTCCGGCACGATCAATCTGCCCGGTCTCGCAACATGGGAGCAGGCCACGTACAACGCCATCCGGGGCGCGGGCAACACCGCCCCGATCCTGCTGAGTGAGCCGGCCGGCGGCAATCCCGGCACGGTGGGGGCTTACGCCACTGTCGGCACGCCAATGACCGCATCGGTGTTCGCCGCAATGACCAACGTGGTCTGGGATCTGCACTATTACGGATTTGCGGCTAACTACAGCACCAACCAGGCGGTTGTGAATGCGAACCTGATCGGTAGCGGGGCGTCGTCCGGGCAATATCAAGGCCAGGGCATCCTGGCGGCGCAGACCCTGACCAGCGCCAACGGCACCGTCCCGGTTTTCATCGGTGAGTATGGCCTGGCCACCAACGGACAAACCCTGGATGCCAACGGGACAGAGGTTGTCGCGGCAGTGGCAGCCGCGGCGAACGGTTCCTATGCGGTGGGCGCGACGGCGTGGAACTGGAATTCGACCGACTGCTGCAACAACTTGGTGACCAACAACAACACGATCATCAACGGCTACGGCACTCAGGTGCAGTCTTTCGTCAATGCCCCGCTGGGCACGGCAAAGATCCTTGTCGTCGGCGACAGCGTAACGGCAGGGGGCGGCACCTGCTGCAACGGCGGCCCCCCGCCCGGCGCTTACCGCTCACCGCTGTACACGGACCTGGCAGCCGTGGGCCTGAAGTTTCTTTTCGTCGGCGATCAGACGTACAACGGCAACACGCCAACCTTGCCCTATTCCCAGTCGGATTATGAGGGGATCGGCGGATACGCGATCTATGACACGCCGGGCGATTCCAACAATCTTGGGATCATGACTTACATCAACAACAACAATATCTTGCCGGACTACACGCCCACCATCGTCACTGTCCAGATCGGCTACAACAACATCTACGCCGCCTGCCCCGCCTGTCTTGGTCCGGCGCAGACCTTCACGAACCTCAAGACCATGGTGAACCAGATCTTTGCCGCGCTGCCCGCCGCGAAGGTCATCGTCACCACGTTGCCGGCGACCACAGGGGATTTGGGTGTGCCGACATCGAACCCGAACAGTTCCAGTGAACTGGGATATTACAACTACCTGATTCTGAATCAGCTTCGGTCGGCGATCAACAACGCAAACCTGTCCGTTGTGGACAGCAACGGTGCGGAAAACAATGCCCCAGGCGGTCCTGGCCAATTCATCGGACCGGACGGCATTCACCCCAATATCGCCGGGTCAGCAGCCATTGCCGGGGCGTTTTCAGCCGGCATCCAGGCGGCGATCGGCGAAGCCATCGGCATTACCACCATCGCCAACCAGACGGTCGGGGCGGCGTTTACCGTCAGCGGCACAATATCCGGGGTCACTTCGGCGCCGACGCTGCAATATCAGGCCAACGGCGGTGCGTGGACGGCGCTGCCTGCCGGTTCGACGGTCACCGCCAGCAGCTTTTCGTTCACTGCGCCCGCGCTGACGGCGAACAGCGCGGCGACGATCGGCGTCCGCGACGCCAACAACACGTCCGTGTCCGCGACATCCAACAGCTTTGCGGTGACCGCGTCTTCTGGCCCGACCGGCATCAACACACCGGCCCAGCTAATCACTTATCTCAAGAGCATTGCCGGCAACCATGTCATTTCCGGGCAGTTCACCGAAAACGGCGGGGCGGGTGCCGCCAATCCCTACAACTTCACCCCGATCCAGACCATCCAGGGCATCACCGGTCAGTATCTGGGCATGATCGGGGTCGACGCGACGATCGGCGGTGGTGTGCAATTCGATAATACCCCGGCCACGTCCTATGCCATCCCTCACTGGCAGGCCGGCGGCTTGATCATGATGAACTATTTCGACCCCAATCCATACACCGGCGGCAACGTCCATGACCTCACCGCCCCGCCAAACGGCTGGACCGACGTGGTGACGGCGGGCACGGGTTCGAACACCAACTATATTGCCAACCTGAATGCGCTGGCGGCGGAACTGCAGGTCTACAAGAACGCCGGCGTGGTGGTGATGCTGCGCCACATGGTCGAACTGAACGGCAACTGGAACTGGTTTGGCACCGGTTCGTGTTGCGGGGGTGGCGGGTCTGGGATTACCGCCGCGCAGGATATTGCGATCTGGCAGTACGCCTGGAATTACCTGACCAACACCAAAGGTCTGAACAACCTGGTCTGGGTCTACGCCACCAACGCCTGTGGCGGCGGCACCTGCGACACCGCGACGTACCCAGGTGCCGGCTATGTCGATGTCGTCGGGTATGACATCTATTCAGACTCACCGGCGTCATCGACGACGGGCGATTACAGCACGATGTCAGCGTACGGCAAGCCGATCATTCTGGCTGAATTCGGCTCAGGCAGCGCTTCTGCCGGCGATACATCATTTGCCGAAACAACGCTGATCAGCCAGCTTCAGCAATATGCACCCAACGTTGTGATGTGGCAGCAGTGGTGGTCGGGTAATTCCGGCGGCCCTGGATGGGGGATGGAAATCCTCACCAACACCGGGGCGACCTCTTCGGCGATCAACAACCCCTACGTGATCAACCGCGGATCAATCAATTGCACCACCTGTGGCGGCGGGCCGCCCAGCACGGCGATTACCTGGAACCCCGGCGACACCAGTTCCAGCATCAGCCTGTCGAACAGCAATCTGACCGCAACCGGCGTGACGGCTGTTGTGGGCGGGTCGCGCGACACCGTCTCTTACGTGTCGGGCGGCTATTGCTTCGAAGTCACGGCCACCACCGTCACGTCCGATGAGTCGATTGGCATCGCCAATGCCAGCTATGTCCTGGCGGGCACCCGGACGCCGGGCGGCGACAACAATGCCATCGCGTTCTATCCAAGCAGCGGCAACCCGCAATCCGCGTTCTATAACGGCGTGCAGCTTCTTGCTGCAGGGGCGGCAGCGGATGCGAACGGTGACAAGATCACCGAATGCGCCAACCTGACCACCAGCCTGCTGTGGGTCAGCACCCCGTCAATGCGGACCAGTGGCAACACGTGGAACAATTCCAGCAGCGCCAACCCGGCCACAAGCACTGGCGGGTTGTCATTCAGCGGCCTGACTTGCCCCTGCTTTATCAACTTCGGCACGCAGGACGTGGGCACTGTCGTGACGCTCAATGCAACCGGCCCGTTTGCCGTCAGCATCCCCAGCGGCTTCGCCGCCTGGCAGCCGGCCGCGTCAGGGGCCCACAGAGTCCAGTTTTCAATCCTTGGGTCGAACGACCTTCATCCGCCGGATGTGCCGGATCTGCCATTCTGGTATGAGACCGATGTGAACTTTACAGGAATGCAGCAGTGAATCACCGCGGGCAAAGAGATCCCTGGCTACAGTTCCTGGCGGACGGCGAAAACCCAGCCGGGCTTGTCGCGCAACTGCCGGACGAAGTGATGACCAACGGCAAGGGAAACGAATCCCCGGTTGGCGGTGAAAGCGATCCCGCATCCCCGCAGGCCGAAGAATCGTATATACAAGTGTCTGGCTACAAACGGCGGCGGCGGTAATGCCACTGGCGAACCTGCTCAACCAGCCAAAGACGGATGCTGAATGGTCGTTGTGGGCGTGGGCTCATTACGACCAGCACACAATCATCCGTCAGGCGATCCAGGCGAAATACAGCGTCGCTCTCAATTCTTATCCAATTCAGCCAATTGACTTACAGCAACCGACCATTTTCCTGAATTACAACCAGGAATTGCACGATGATTTCAACGGCGTTCTGGGCACGCGCGGCAGTGATCTGTTGCAGGTGGACCTGAACAATCCGGCACAGTTCCAAGCCTGGATCAACCTGCATTACCAGGAACACTACACCGCGTCCGCGGCGCTGAAGGTGACCTGATGGATGCGCTGAAGGGTGCCACCAACGGCCTGCCAGCGCGCAAAAACCTGGGGGATGAAGCCCGGCGCGTGGCGCAGGAAGTTGAGACCATGATTGGCCACATCCGCAAAGTTCCGGGCGTTGACATGGAAGCTGTCGAAGACGGCGTTGCGCACATGAAAGAAGGCCTCAGACACATCGTTCGGGCCGTAACGAAGGGCAAGGCCGATGGCTGAGTTCAGCTTTCAGCGTGAGCGCGTCCAGGACACCATTGATGAGGCCTATCCGTTGCTTGAGCGGCACTGGGATGAGATTGCCTGGACCAAGGAACTGTCCGGCGTGGATATTGACCGGGCATTCTACAGGCGGCTGGAAGACCAGGGCGGGATCGTTTGTGTCACCGCACGGCAATCCGGATCACTGATCGGTTATGCTGTGTATTTCCTGCGATTTCATCCGCACTACCAGGGCGTTAAGTGGGCGGTGTCGGACATCTACTGGATCGCGCCGGAACACCGGGGCCGCCTGCTGGGAATGCGGCTGTTCAACGTTGCTGAGACCGAACTGCGCGAAGCCGGCGTGCAGGTCATGCACACCACA